TTATCACGCCGGTACCAACACTCCCGCACCTAACGAAAACCCATTAAAAACCGATGCAGCTGGTCGATTATTAAATGCAGCAGGAACTGCCAACTTAACTATTGCACCAAATCAAGTCGGAACTACTACAACTAGCTTATTTACTGACCTATCAACCGCAACTGCGGCAACTATAAATCAATTAAGAGAAGCTTTCTCTATCCAAAGCTTACTCGAATTAGACGCTCGTGGAGGAACACGCTATGTCGAAATACTTCAAGCACACTTCAATGTCATCTCTCCAGACTTCAGGCTCCAAAGACCGGAATATCTTGGCGGAGGTCAATCGCGAATTACTTCGCATCCAGTACCGCAAACATCTCCTACAAGCGGTTCAAACGCTCAGGGAGCCCTTGCTGCTTTTGCTACTTCTAGCAGCGGCGGTTCTAATATTGGTTTCTCTAAGTCTTTTGTGGAGCATGGTTACGTCATCGGTATGGCCTGCGCCCGTGCCGACATAACCTACCAACAAGGCTTAAACAGAATGTGGTCAAGAGAAACTCGATTTGACTTTTTCTGGCCAAAACTCCAAGAAATCGGCGAACAACCTGTATACAACCGCGAAATCTACGCTCAAGGAACTGCTGCTGATTCTGATGTATTCGGGTACCAAGAACGATATGGGGAATATAGGTACATGCCTTCACAAATTAAGGGCGAATTTAGAAGCACTTATACTACGCCTCTAGATCAATGGCATATGGCTGAAGAATTCAGCTCTCTTCCTGCTCTTAACGCAACATTCATAGTACAAAATACGCCAATAGATCGAGCAATCGCCGTCACCGGAGCACCTCACTTACTGTTCGATGCATGGTTTCAATATAAACATGCTAGGCCAATGCTCACTTATTCCGTACCATCAACTCTAGGGAGGTTCTAATGTTACCTGAGCTACTAGCAACAGCCGGCGCAATCGCCGGCCCTTTGCTGGGCTATCAAGGACAACGCGAAACCAATAGCTCCAATGAGACTATCGCTAAAGATGCAACTAGTGCTAATATGGCCGAAGCTGAAAGGAACAGGACGTTCCAAGATTCTCAAGCCCACAACGCTATGCGCTTCTCAGACGAACAAGCTCTTCGACAAATGAGGTTTCAAAAAGATATGTCCGATACTGCTCATCAACGCGAAGTCGCTGATCTCAAAGCTGCAGGCCTCAATCCAATTCTAGCCGCCAACGCTGGATCCAGCTCCCCTCCTGGGGCAGCCGGTTCTGGCTCGGCTGGAGGCGGATCTCAAGGCTCTGCTCAAGTTCTACCCATGCAAAATCCTGCCGCACACCTTACATCACTGATGTCTACGGCTCTGGAATCGTTACAAACATTAGGTAATCTCAGAAAACAAACTGCAGAAATAAACCTATTAACGGCCCAAGAAAAAAAAGTAGGCGTCGATACTAAGGTTACTGAAAAAGGTATACCTGCATCAGAACTAAGCAATGACATCTATGACATTCTACGTCCCATGATCAAAAAAACTAAAGAGTACTTTCAAAGTACTCCTAAACAAAATCTTGAACAATCACGTTCACAAAAAATGCTAAATAACTATCTAAACAACAGAAAACCATAAAGGAACAATATGAAAATAATTACAAGAAACAAAGACGGAATCGCTATTAAAGTACAAACCAAAAATGAAGAACCTTCAAAAACTCAACAACATTTCGAAAGTGAATCTAATATCAATAACATTATGAAAAAATATCATGCTACTGGTATGATCACTCACTTAAATCGTAATAAAGGCGTATACGCCGACATCTCCACTCTTGGAGACTATCAAAACTCATTACAAACAGTCATTGATGCTCAAAATGCATTCATGACTCTCCCATCTTCCGTTAGGAAAAAATTCTCTAACAATCCCCAAGAACTCATCAACTTCTTAGCTGACTCTAAAAATAAAGACGAAGCTATATCTCTAGGACTAATTAAACCTGTAGATCCTGTTAAAAACGATGAAAAAATCTAAAACAAACAACGAACAAAACAAAATCTACAATTAAAAAACTAGTCCTCACAAAAATTAACCCCGGGGCTTCCCACCCGGGGTTCAGCCCGTCGGCGTTGAGACATCCATTCCTAAAATAAAATAAATCCTTATCGGGGGTCTGAAGCGAAGCGGTAATGATCACAGGGGCGAACTAAGCCCCTCCCCGGAGAGGGTGTTAGGGAGACAAAGTACTCCCTTATATCTTGACAAAACAATAACCTGTCACCACATTAAACTAACAAAAAATCAAACACGCGGCTTTAGCCGAACCGAATTAACGGGAAGCGAAGCCGTACAAAGGAGAACAACGTGATACTAAAAATCTATTCCATCTGGGATCAAAAAGGTGAAATCTTCAATACACCTTTCTATCAAAGGACTCATGGCGAAGCCGAACGATCCTTCAAACAAGTCGTTAACGACGATAAATCAAACATATGTCGATATCCGGAGGATTACGACCTCTACTACTTAGGCGAATATGACGACCAAACTGGTAAAATGATGCCTAAAGACACACCACAACATATGATCAAAGCAACACAACTCAAGGGTGAAAAACACCTCGAAAAGTTGAACTAAAAACTAAAGGGCAGTAATACACTCTCTTGTTGTATTACTGCCAACTGACAGGTAAGCTCAAAAATGCTTATAAATTAAACACAAAAAAGGAGCCCTAAAAATGAAAAGAAAACCCATGTCAAGGTCATCTTCAAAAAGAGTATTTAAGAAAAACACAGGTATTCATAAAGTAAATGCTCTAAACCCTCGTAAATTCCGTGGAGGAATCCGGTTATGATTAAACTTGTCGCTGAAAGACTAAACATCTCTTATGAGGAAGCCTACGAGCTGATGAAGAAATTAATAGAAACGGGAGATCCAAAAGCTCTTCCAAACTTCTTAAGAAGTATATAAAAAAAAGGCCTATACAAATGCGCTGTACAAGCCCTAGGACCGTTGGGTTCCAACATGACGGAAAAACCCTATCCTGGTCACCAAAACACTATAGCAAAGAATACGCAACATTCCAACTTCCATGCGGTAAATGTTTACATTGCCGTCTCGAAATGGCTCAACAAACTGCTATTAGATGCGTCCACGAAGCTCAAATGTATGAAAAAAACTCTTTCGTAACTCTAACGTATGCCGATACTAACCTTAAGTCTGAGAAACTTGTGTACAAAGATTTCCAAGACTTCATTAAGCGGCTAAGGAACCATATCTTTGTCGGGCAACTAGACAAGATGTTCCCAAACCTTAGTGAAAAACAACAAAAAACCCTTTGGAATCGACTTCCAAAAGAAAGACGTAAGGAAATATATGGAAGCATTAAAATCTCTGTTTTCGCAACTGGTGAATATGGTGAAACTACAAAACGGCCTCACTGGCATTCTCTCATCTTCAATTGGCGCCCTAATGATGAAATTCACAAATATTCTAATCACCGCGGTGATCAAGTATTTAGTTCTGAAATTCTCACGAGACTGTGGTCGCACGGAATTGCCGAAGTTGGAAGCGTCACTATCGACAGTGCTGGCTATTGTGCACGATATGCAGCAAAAAAACTTGTGCACGGCCGAGACGGTGAACACGAATACGAACCAATCTCAAAAAGGTCATCAAAACAAGGCATAGGAAAAGCCTGGATTCAAAAATATTACAATGACGTCTTCAATCACGGATACGTCGTCCTCCCAAACGGCACTAAATCTGCCGTTCCTCGTTATTATGTAAAATGGCTCCAAAAGCACCATCCAGAAAAATGGAAGGCTTATGTTACAGAAACCAAAATCAAACTAACCAAGGAGGCTATAGACCGATCTGAAAAACTATCCCTGGCGGAAAAAAAAGCAAACGCCAAACGCTCAGGGCTTAAAGGCTTACAAATCCGAAGGAACACTGTCAGAAAAAAGATACTTGAAGCAAAATATAAAAAACTTCAAGATCAACTAAAACTTAAATAAAGGAAGAAAATGACACGCGAACAATTAAAAGCAGAAGCTCATTTACTCAAACGGCTTACTGGCGAAAAACTTTCTAAATGCTACGAGATAGTAGCAAAAAAATACAACTACAAAGACTGGAACACAGCTTCCGCTCTTGCACCAAAGGAGACCACTAATGTTAGGTAATAGATACTCACAACACTCGTTCGCTCAAATTCCAGACGTGCATATGTCACGATCTCAATTTGACCGATCATTCACCACAAAAGATACATTCGATTTCGACTATCTAGTCCCAATCTTTGTCGATGAAATACTACCCGGAGACACTTGCAATTTAACCGTGAACACATTTGCACGTCTTGCAACTCCTAAAGTTCCAATCATGGACAATATGTACATCGACTACTTCTTCTTCTTCGTTCCAAATCGTCTCGTATGGGAAAACTGGGAAAAATTCAATGGAGCTCAAGACGATCCTGGAGACTCTACCGACTTCATCATACCAACCTTAACACTAAGCACCGGAACCGGAGCTTCTGTAGGTTCAATCTACGACAAGTTCGGAATTCCTACTGAAATCGACAACCTTGAAATAAATGCTCTACCACTTAGAGCTTATAATCTAATCTGGAACCAATGGTTCCGTGATCAAAACCTTCAACACTCATTAGTAATATCCAAAGATGATGGCCCAGACGCTGACACCGAGTATACATTACTAAAAAGAGGGAAAAGGCACGATTACTTCACAGGATGCCTCCCATGGCCTCAAAAAGGTACAGCCGTCACTCTACCCCTCGGAACCACAGCGGACGTCTTCAGGAAGTCCTCAGGCGTTTCAAACTACGTTTATCACGCCGGTACCAACACTCCCGCACCTAACGAAAACCCATTAAAAACCGATGCAGCTGGTCGATTATTAAATGCAGCAGGAACTGCCAACTTAACTATTGCACCAAATCAAGTCGGA